GCGGCGGCTCGGCTCGAGATAGCGGCGTCTATGCGACTGGCCACTGTGGAAGTGAAATTCGCAGTGAGAGAGTTGACTCCGTTGAGAATCAACTGACAGCGGCCAGGTACAGAGAGTAAGAAGTCGATCATCGTTTAGCTCCAAGTCCAACCAGTGAGATTTTGCGATCCGTCATAAGCGTAAGTACAAGTCCCTATGCTGTCGTATGAAGAACCACTGTTGGAACTGAATTCGTACAGGACGCTGATGACGTTGCCGGTAGTACCGTTCCAGGTTATGGTCTTCCTGAGTCTGTATGAGCCATTAGAGTACGTGATGAATTGTGGCATGGACGCAGTGCCAGAACCGGCGGTGACGACCATATTCCACGCCTTCATGGCTCCGATGATAACTCCATGCAGAAGAGCGTTTAGATTGTTCTGAAGTTGAGTCGCAAAAGTAGCCCCAGTTCCAGTTGAGCCGTCCGGATTTCCAATCACATAAGGGGAGTAGGCCATCGGTTATTTACCTCGCTGTGGCGAACCGGAGGTCATACGCGACCCAGTCCACTGAGAAGAAACGTTGAGCAGAACCGGCTGACACATCTGTATTAACAGAGATGACGAGTCCGGTGGGAACGAGAGCAGTCGACGGAAGATTTGTCGTGATGGGCGAACCTACTGCCACGTCATCTATGTAGAACTGGACGCTCGTGCCAGCAGCGTTAACCTCGAAACGCAACACGTGATAGTTTGTGGCCTCTACAGCTACACCGAGATTTGAAGTTGAACTCGAGCCCCCTGAAGCCGTTCTTCCCACCCAGTTGATATTCACTCCGCGATCATACTCGAAGCAGATCATCGCGGTTGCTGCATCATCAGCCCTGTTCTGGAGACCAACGCGTAAACGAAAATCTTCGCTCACAGTAGCTAGGGCGTTAACATGGATTGACGTTTCAAATGTGAATGCCCCCATCGTGCAGTAGTAGAGAGAACCTCCTGGAACGGTGGGGCTTAAATTCGTGTGAATGGCGCACTTCGTGCCAGCCGCTCCCTGAGTCATGAGCCTGACTATACTGCGCCCAGGAGATTCTATAGCTGGAGTGACGGCCGCAGAATTGTTGGTATAAGCCTGGAATGGAGTTCCTTGAAGACCATTCTCAAAATCCCAGAAATTCCAACTCCTGTTTCTAAGAGCTTCACGGGCAGAGCGAGAGCGGTAACGCTTAGGAGTTCCGAAGCCTCCGATAGCGTCAGTGAGAATGAGGTCGCCAATCTCGTTCATACTCCTTTCCACTCCCAGCTGAAAGGCACAGCTACTGGAATTCCATTCTGATCCACTGCTATGACTGTGAATGAGGCAGGCCTGCCGAGAGTCACGTTGTCCACATACACTGACACTGGCTCAGAGGCCGCTGCCCATGCTCTGACACCTGAACACAGCGTATAAGAATTAGCAGTTCTAACAGTCACTGGCTGAGGATTGCCACTACCATCTGGCCCAAGAGTTGTGCCAGTTCCAGACTCTGTTCTCGGGATGACTGTCACTTCAAGCCTAGCCCCACGAGCCCTAGACATCTTGAATCCGACCTTATTCCCTGTGAAGGTCATCACCACTCTAAGATAACGGCCAGTGAAGTTTATAAGTTCAGGGCCACTTACAGTGTTACTGGCGAAGCCAAACATAGCCGGGTTATTGGCCGCCTGAATGTTAATCGACACGTTATTCGGGTTAGCGCCTGGGCCCAGACTCGCAAAATCAGCAATTAAGCGCACAGTCCCATTTACTTGCCTGCCTAGGTCGTACACCACGCTCCCCCAAATTTCAGGGGACGCACCTTCAAATTGACCCCAGACTGGAGATGTGACTGAATTTAAGGGCCCAGTTATGGTGGAATTCCACGTAGCGCCATCGTCAGGGGCGTATAGCCCATATGTTTCGATAGCCCCACCATACGCCTCAAACGTGAGTCCAGAGAGAGTCGGCTTCGGATACATACTCACATTCTGGGTGATGGCGAGATCTGTCGTGAGCTGGAAACTCAGACGTGAGGTACCTGTATTATCCACTTGAATGCGCGTGAATGCCATTGGCGTATCAACTGAATACTGGCCATATGGGTTCTGCGCACTGCGCTGTGAGTCCAAAGCTTTGCAATAGACGAGATATCCGCCAGACGGCAGGCTTGGCACACGACAAGCAGTGGTCGCAGCTCTTTGAATCAGCGCGGCCGTCTCCCAGTCGTCTTCTACTTGTTTAAGTTGTAAGTTTCCTGAAGTGTCAGTGCCTCCTTCTGTCTCCCTGAAGGCTACATACTCTATCTCGAAGCATGTGCCAGCTGCAGCGAACGTCGCATGGCCATGAGAGCCTAGATAGATGTCTGAGTTTCCTTCGGGAGTCCACGGACGTCTAGACTTGTAAATTCCAGGAGTAGTGATGTCGGAGCCGAGCCAGATGAAACCACTGAATGAGCCAATATAGGGAGTGCCGTTGCCTCCAATTCCAAGTCCTACCCCTGGATTCGACACAGGATAGTTAAATTTGTTGATTTTGACGTAGACGTCGTAACTCTTGCCTACCACTATTCCGGTGTCGGGGGCATGGATAGTAACGTCCGATGTGGTAGTAGGATTAAACTGGAGCAAATGAGGCGTGATCACGAACTGAGAGGTAGAACCGCCAAAGTCACCTGCTGAGAACTGTGGGCCCCACTTCGTGGCCAAGTTCTGGTCACTTACTTCACGGTATCTGAATTCGTAGCCCCACAAATCTATGTCGATCGCCCCCGTTTTAACGTATGAATCGATCGCGTCTCCAGCTTCGAACGCCACTATCTGGCCTTGACTAAAATCTGGAGGCAGCAAGTAGCCCTGAGCGGTGAGAGAGGCTTCAGCTGCAGGGCCTACGTTGTAAGTCACGCTCTGGGCGTAAACCTTGATATAATACGTAGACCCTATGCTCAAGGGCCTGAAGTTGTAATATATGTCAGGAGTTCTGATAGTGGCTAAGAGACGACCGCCAGGCGGATATGACACCACTCGTTGGCCGTCTCCAGTTTCAGCCTCTCCTTCTAAAATTCCACCTGCTCCAAAGGTGTCAGTTCCTGTTATGTTGCGCAGATTGTCTGGAAGTAGAACTCCTCCTAACGAACTACCCATCTCGTCAAGGCTACGTGGGGGAACTTCGTAGATCTCCACGATATAAGACATCAGAAATGCATAATTGATGTCATTCCACGAAATCTCAAGCTGAGACCCTACAGTGCCACCACTGACGAAGAACGTTTCTTCAAGTCTCAGGCCCGTTATAGGTGGAACCTCGAATGGCGAGCCCCCACCATAGTCAGGGGGAGGAGGATCATCGACGATGGCATCGCTATACACGTTAGGGTCATATTCACTGAACGTGATATTGACTTCGCCTCTCTGTCCAGGGTCACAGCCGAGAATTCTCACAGCCTTATCAGTTAAACCAATCGGGTGAGTGATTGTGATAACATCACCAACCTCGTACTTCCACGCCTTGTCCTTAGCAGTGAAACTACCTTGAAGATCTATCAAGGTGGAATCATTGAGGCGTTCGATAGCGAATCTATAAGCCATCGAGCGAGACTGAATGCCTGGCATCCTTATACTCGATTCACGCCTATAGTCCTGGCCCCTTTGCACGATAGGAGCCACGGCTTCAACAAAATCTTCAGTCCACGGGTCTACTGCTGTGTTCGTGTAATAGACCTTCACCACATTGGGCAAATTACGGAGAGACTTCTTTTGCGGCTTAAATGTCCCAGAGATCATGTCTCCAGGCCCGATAGAACCCACAGAATTGGTGGCAGTGTCTGGCACGATAACGTATTCAGAGCCTCGCGGAGCGATATAGCAACGCGAATAGGCGCGCAATGTCTCAATCCATGACGTAATAGAGTTTCGCTCTACAAGAGTGAGACCTATCTCGTGACGCGCCGTCCCATTCTCGTAGAGAAGTTCTTCGTTGAATTTGCACGCCTCTAAAAGGCTCGAATCATTGACTGTCCCTCCCAGGCCGTAGGCTCGAGATTCTATGAGATCTGCAAGCACTAGGGCTGGCGTTTTCGTGTAGACTTTCGCTGCAGTTTCTGTCTCAAGAGAGAGACTCTTGATCACGGCTGCCCCGACAGTGGCCCAAGTGATAGACACAGCTGTGGAGACAGCTGTCACAGAGCCAGAGTAAAGTCCGAGAGCGTTGGCGACTACAGGCACACCACCTATAGAGACAGTGACACTTCCAAATAATGCGCCAGAGATCTCAAATGAGTAGAATACTTCTTCGCCAGGAACGAACAAAGGAGTGTTCTTGGTGAGTGTTCCAGCCGTAGAAGAAGCTCCACCAATTATAGGGTCAGCGAGAGTGACAGTTCCTGACGTGACTGTCCAATCGCCACTCAAGTCACTCGACTGAAATCGGGTAGCATATAGGTTGGGTTCAGGGAAGAGGTAGAACTGCTTCAGCCTCACGGAGGTCGGTGAAACAGCCTTGATAGTGAAGTTTTCACCAGTGCCACTAGGCACTATTGATGTGACAGCGTCCTGGTCACCAGTTCCTGTCAATGTCAAGACGACTCCTGACGCAGAAGCATTGACTATTGTAGAGCCGGCGTATTGAATGCCATGGATGTAAATCCCATGCGCCACTCCCCCCTGCGCCTGGACGGAATTCCCATTGGCCTTGAGTATGAATGACGCGTCACCGACGGCGTTCTGGTAGAAGAGCCCACCACCAACGCCAGGATAAGTGAATCTGTTTCTGTCCACAGTGCCAACAGTACTCCACGTAGATCCTGGGTCATTGACAGTGGCAGGCACGCTAGCGTAAGTGAATGGGCTGCCAGCGTAACCTATAGGAAACCAGAATCCAGAGATTCCGTTCCATGGAGGATACAAAATCCGGCCAAGGGCGTCGAGCATGGACGGCAGACCGTTAATTCCATCGCGTAGGTCAATCCAGCGAGTATCGAATCCAATGCCACTGACATATCCACCGAACGGGTTCAGTCCAGCAGACGTTGAACAAATAGATTGCCCAGTCGCAGCAAGATTTATCGTCTGTCCGCTCGTCGCCACATAGGAAACCGGAGTAGAATTCACCCCATCCGTGATTATTGTGCAGAGATTCTGGTTGATGTCCCAAGATATAGCGACGCTATGATCCACGTTAGCGTCCAAGGACACGTTCGACGTGCAGTCAAGCACCGTCGTACTAGCAGCGTTCTTACCCACCACCTGAATGAAGTTACCAGTCTTCCAGATGACTTGTAATTTGCCTCCACCAAGGTCAAGGAACACCTCATTAGCCGCAGCCGCAGTTGGCTTGAACGCCAATAGGAATGAGCCTACTGCAGAATTTGAGAACAACGCAGCTGTAGTCGATGCCCTCGTGTTCGGAGACTTCGTGTAGAGATGGTAGGTTCCGTCGTAGCCAATTCTCGCTCGCCCACTGAGTCCTGCGCTAAAATCACCGTCAATAGTTGGCGAATAGAAGTTGATGCCTCGCGGATCACGAACCTTCCTGCCCTTGATACGCGCCAAGAGTCTCGGAAACCCCACTCCTGTTCTAGCCTGCACCCTGATAACAGAATAGCAAACTCCGAACGTTTCCACACCGATAGGAACTACACAAGAATCAGCATAACCTGCGATATGAGCCGCAAGATATGGGTCCGGTTGCTGGTCAGAACGCCCCACGTAGTGAGTCATGACCATGCCAGTAGGAACTGTGCCGTCGTCTAAAGTTACTTTGACAACTTCTTCGACCTCACCAAGGCACCATAAGCAGCGTAACACCAGCTCATTCCCAATCACTTTGGCCAGCGAGATGATCGGCCCTACCACGTCTTCGCCATAGATGATGGGGAGCACAGTGCCTTCTGCGCTGACAGTGGCCGTGCGCTTAGATTGTTGAGTGCCAGTCCTATTTAGAGTGTCACGCGGAACATGATTGCCTTGTGGTGGTGGGAGCCAGAACGGGAGCTGTGGCCCCTGGCCAGGAGAACCTGGGCCCCAGGGTGGAATGCCGTGCTGTGAGTGGCCAGGCCGGTGGTGACCCCCAACTGGTGGACGAGGTGGAACTGGATGTTCTGAGTGACCAGGCATTAGCGAGTTCCTACACAATCAATCTCTATCAGGTATCTCACGTCCAGAAACGTTTCAAGCCTGGTTACCTTGGGCTCATTGGAGAACAGAAGGGTGTATGTTTTGCCATCACCTGGATGGACGAAGTTCCAGAGTAAGTTCGCGTTGGCAGCGTAGAATGAATCGACGTAGTCTTTCTCCGCTTGGGTAGCAGTCGGCATCACTATCTTCCCAGTCCAGATAGTCTGACCATAGAAATTGAGTATAGTGATGGTGCCATCTTCCGCGATCTGCTGCTTCTTGCCGGCGTCGGGAGTGAAATCAGTCCCATATCCGATCTGGACATTTGAATCAAACGTGGCCATTAGCGAGGTTCCAGTTCATAGACTTCGCCATCCCACGTGATCGTCTGACCTGTGCGAGGCATGTTGTTGAAGTACGGCGGGCCGATGGTCACGTTAGGGATTGACGTGGTCCGAAGGTTCTGTGTCGAACAGTTGAACGTGACTTCATTAACGAGATTGGGGACGTCGTCAATGAGTCCGTCGAACTGGAGAACCGCATCGTCGTCTGAGAAAGGAGCGTCACCGAAAATCTTCCAGACTCTGACTCGCTTACCAGATGCCGTCTCCCCAAGAACCACGGCGGAAAAAGCGAAAGCATTATTCGGAATTGAGATGACACAACCCTTGCCTCCACCTTCTGCCGTAGTCAAGTTGCTCACTGACACGCCGCCTTGAAACCAGGTGTGCCCTCCCCAGACGACAGTGCCTCTGTTGCAGAGCCTGATCGGCGCGCTGAAATCGAGCTGCACTAGATACCCAGGGCTCTGAACATCTGCAACGACCGCTGCGTCTATCTTGGCTGTTGTCGGCCTCATCCAAGATACCCTCTACCGCCACCACCCCCACCACCTGCCTCAGAGCGGTTATCGACCACGACCACTCGAATCGTAGTGTTGGAAATGGTGTTAGCAGCCTCAAGGTTTTTATCTGCCGCTGTATTTTGCGTATCTGCCGCCTGCTGTTGGGTTTCTCCAACCCTCTTAAATGCATCTTCCACTGCTTTAGAGATCTGATCGTTCTGAGTTTCGACGTTGTCTCCGGCGGCTTCAAGCTGTCTGTCTGCTTCATCTTGAACGCCTTGCAAGAATTTGATGAAGCCGTCGGCCATGTATTTCTGCTGTTCAGGGGTTAGCAGAGCCCACGCCTGAGCCTCGTAGTTACGGATCTTAGCCACAGTGGCATTGATCTGGTCTGGATCAGTCATGGTCGCGAGTTGCTGAGCCAGATCCTCTGCCTGCTGCTTGAAGTAGGCGTATTTCGAACCATTCCCCATCTGCGACGTTTTGATGTCTTCTATGTCACTTTGAATGGAATCGTTGATCTGTTGCGTGATGTCTCTGATCTTGCGGAGATACGCCATCTCCATCACGTAGCGCTGGTCAACAGCGGCGAGCAAATTCGCTTGACTCTCGGCGCTTCCGTCATACGCGTTCGCTATGTCGAGTACTTGTGTAAAGTTATGGTTCAGCGCGTCAGTGGCAGTATAGAGAGTCGTGTTAAGATCGTCATCGACATGAGATTGAATGTCTTTGTAGTTCGCGAGGGCCTCGTTTAAGTCAGTAGTGGCCATCGACGCGCTGCCTAACGCGTCTGCGAGTTTAGCTAGGGCATCACCCGCTCTGAGCCACTTGGTTAGATCCTCAGCACTGAGTGTCGGAAGAACTTTCTCGAAGCGCTCGCGGAAATTAGAGAAGTTTAAGCCCTTGCCAGCATCCCCGAGATCGCCGATCGCTTGCATCGCCCCAGACTGGAGACTCGAGTTGACCCTCTGTTGAATTTCGTCAGGTGACAGATAATGCTGCTTGAATGAGTCATAGAGAGCAGCGGCAGCGTCAGCCCCGCCAGCCGCGTCAGCTATAGATTTACCGAAAGCGACGAATTCCTTAGCTGACTTACCAGTCTCTATGTCGAGAGCTGCGTAGATGTCTTTCAAACCTTGTGTAGACTTCATCAAGTCTGAGTAGACCTGATTGATGTCTTCACCAGCTGTGGCGTAAGACTCAACTACCTGATAAACGTCGTTCAGTGACGATTTCGCGTCAAGCAAGAATTGTCCAGAGCCATAGTCAGCCTTAGCTTGGGCGAGCATATCGCTCACAGATTGGACTGCCTGCGCCCATGAGTCAGCGTTCTGGATGAACTGGTCAGTGTAGCTAGTGACGTCAACGCCTGGCCCAGACCGTAAAATCTGAATCTGCTGCTGGGCGTACAGTCTCTCCATGAACTGCTCTTGGGTCTCCCCCTCAAATGATCGCCCACCCACTGTTGTCGTAGACCCAGTTAAATTGCCATGCTTATCGAATCTCTGTTCAAACGAACCTCCCACGACGTCACCCATCGTGGTGCCCCAGAACGTGGCGAATGACTTGGACTGGTTGACTAGTTGCTGGAAGAATACATCAACGGCGTGCTGCGCTTCGGCATCCACAGCCATGCTATGCTCTTTGTACGTCGCGCCACCGAAAAATGCCTTCTGACCCTTGGTTGTGTACCACTGGGAAAGGTCTGCCCCTCCTGCTGTGACGTCTATGTTCGAACCACCTCCAATGACTTTGCCACCGGTTCCAAAGAGTTTGCCACCTGAGATCATGTCAACCAACATGGCGGCTAGAGCTATCCAGCCTACCACAGGGATAGCCGCCATGCCAGCCGCCATGCCTCCAGACAGGGCTGCACCTGTTCCGATCGTGGCGGCGTACGTCCCGTAACCGTAGGCGGCTGCGCCGAGAGCGCCGCCAGCGTCATGGTTCGAGCCTTGCCAGCGGTTGTAGCCGGCGTAAACCCCGCCGGCTATGCCCGCTCCCTGAACCCAGGGAGAAGGGGTGTACGTGTACGAGCCTGGAGCTACGCCTGGAGAATAAGGGACAGAGGCGCCGTAGTCAGGGACAAACCCCATTTCATCAGCGAAACCTGAAACTTCAGCCCCACCATACTGCGCGCCAGTGTAGGTGCCTAGAAAACCACTATACGCATTCGCGCTAGGGGTGCCGAAGAACGAAGTCCACCCGTCCTTGAATCCTGTCCATAGTTTCTGACCGGCGTCCACCATGCCTGTGGCTGTGTTGAGGATGCTTCCACCGCCAGCCCCACCTCCGGCTCCACCTCCACCAAACAAAAGTCCGGCGTATCCACCACCCCCCATAGTGGGAAGAGCGGCGCCCATGATGTTGCCGAACAAGGCGTTGATGATGGGATTCACGAACGAGAGTTTGAGCCACTGCTCAATGATCTGCGCCACCAGATTCTTGACACTGTCAAGCAGTGAGTTACCGAAGTCTTTCCATGATTTGATCTGGCCAGTGAAAAACTTGGCGGTGTTGCTCGCCACGTCGTTAAGCATTGAAGACCAGAATCCGACGTATTCGCGCCGGATGTCCTTACCCTGCTCAATAGCCTGACTCTCGTCATAGAACGCGCCAGCCCTGGCCTTGAGGTCGGCGATTCCTTGCTGGTTGAGCGGGTGCAACTCCTTCTCTTTTTCGCTCAACTTATCATAGTCATCGAGCACTCTCTGTATGACGTCGTGAATGAACTTGGAGCGATCATCCATACCGAGAGTGGCGAACTGCTGGTCAAGCTCTTTGTTCGCCTTGCCGATGAAGTCGATCTCTCTCTCATAGGCTGCGAGATGCGCGTCACGCGCCTTCGTCTCAGCTTCGACAGCTTTCGTGACGCGAGCACGCACCATCTCTTCAGTGATACCGATAGAAGAGAGCTGAGCCGCGTGCTGTTCGTATTCAGTCCACTGTTTCGAGATATCTGCGATATTCTTCCCGTAATCTGACCAGATCTTATCCGTCTCACTCAGGTCTCCGGCAGCCCCCATGATGTGCTCATCGAGTTTGCTGAGAATCCCGACTCCCTCGTCCCAGGCTTGGTTGAGTTGTTTCTGCTGTTTCTGGGTCAAGCCCCCTTGCTGTGCGAACTTGTCAAGTTCAGTGCGAAAATCTTTCGTCTTCTGAAATCCTTTAGCTGTTTTCTCATTATACTCATCGAAATGAGTCTTGACGTCGGCGAGAAACTTATCAAAGTCCGGGCCAGCTCCTTTATTGAATTTATCGATGGTGTCCATGAGAACTTGCATCTGCTTGTCATTCTCAAGGGCACTGGTTCCTGCCTTCTCTTGAGCAACTGCAAGATCTGATTGGATCTCGATTCCTTTTTTTACTGCGTCGTTGTAAGCGTTCTGAGCGTCAGTCATTGACTGCTGGCTGACCCCGTTAAGCCCACCTACCCCGAGTTCTTTGTAACGTTCCAACTTCTTTCTGGCTTCATCTATCGCGTCATTATTTCGTTCCAAGTCTTTCTGGAGAAATTCAGCGTCAGCCCCATGCCACAGAGCTACGAGACCCCTGTAAGCCTCTTTTAGCGTTTGAATACCTACTGTGAAGAGATTAACAGTCTGTACCACGACTGCGATAGCTTTAGCCCCGGATTCCATTCCTCTGATGAGGAAATCTGCGAAATTCTTCGCAGCATCAGTGCCTTGTCCAAAAGCGTCAGTAAGTCGATCCGAGATAGTCTGAACGAGGGCTTTGATGTAGTTCAAGACTCTGCCATCTACCATCACTGATTGCTGAAATTGGAACCAGCGATCCTCGATGTTTGAGACGACACCTTCCCACGTAGACATCATCGCTATAGAAGCGTCCCTGAACTTCGATTGTGGGTCAGTGAATGCTTTGATCAGCATCTCACGCGTCTGACTGGCGCTATACTGCACCTTCTGCTGGAACCCCAGCATGGCCAGAATGCCACGCTCGCGAAACATGTCGGCAGCGCCTGCGCCAGCAGACAGCATCTTCACGACTTGACCTGTGGTCTCCTGAATTCCGAGACCAGCGGCGACAGCCAAATCCGAGATCAAAGGCATCCATTCTTTGATCTCGTTCACACCGCCTTTGAGCACAGCAGCTAGAGTGGTGGCCGATTCCATCACATCCTTGTATTGGAATGGCGACTTGATAGCGAACGCCTGCATTTCCTTAAACAGACGATTGCCTTCTTTAACTGAGCCCAGAAGGACTTGAAGTCGATCAGTGAAAATCTCGGTCTGTTTACCTGCATCGATGAAAGATTTGACGAGCTCGAACAGTCCCCAACCGGCCAAAAGACCTTTGAGAGAAAACAGCTGGTCTTTAAGTCTACCGAACCAGCTGCTGATTCCCTGAACAGCCTCTTGTCCCCTCCTCTTCATGATGTCAAACGCACGAACAGCGTCGTTGACACCTGAACGGGCCCCCGAGGAGTCGACTTCAACTTGAAGTGTTGCCTTTCCTAAGTCCATTGGTCAGGAACTCGTCATCGATAGCCATCACCATACGGATAAACACTCTCAAATCATCTACATCCTCTGGAAATGATTGAGCGTAGAGCAAGATGTCCTGAAATCTGATCTTCTTCAAGCTGATCTGAGGACCTGCAGCAGTGATCGTGGTTTCCTTTTCACGAGTCTCCGCCAGTAACTGCCAAGCCCTCAGGTAAGGGTGATTGTCTGGATCTAATTCCGGTTCGTTCTGCAGAGGTTCAGGAGTCTCTCCCGTCTGTCGCTCGAGAGCGACTAGGAACTCGCGCTGTCGCCCCCATGTCCACTGCCACTCGCAGAACTCTCGGAGTTTCCCTCGGCTTCGGCCTCCATCTCTCCGCGAAAGTTGTCCCAGTCCGCTGAGATTCCCGAAATCATCTCGAGAAACTCTTCGTAATTCTTGCTCGAAAGTACCTTGAACCTGTTCTCGAACGTGTCCTCGATGGGGGCTCCCACTGTGCCAGTGATGTCCCCCGCATCATCTTCGAAACCAACCATTTCGAGGAGAATAGTTCTCGCCATCGCCTCTTTCGTGAGGCGCTCCACGACTTCATCGGGAACCCTCGATTTGCGGAAAGTCTTATATGGCTGCAAGAGGCGCCTCATTTCGGACTCGAATTTCGCATTACCGAGCCTGGCAACTCTCACATAGACCTTCTTTTCATCATCGAAATATCTCACAACACCCTCTTTCGAGGCCTGGGTGTCCTGGCGAAATGACGAGAGCTTCATCGAGTTAACTCCTTGTGTCTGTGTTGAGGGGCTGGCGGGTACCAGCCCCTAGGGTTATCCTGGTCTAAGTGGGCAATATAGCTATATTGCTATACCTAGAACCAGGGTTGGTTTCTTACGGTACTGCGATGAGGTCTACCTGCATTGTGAACCCACCGATAGTGGTGTCGACCACGGCAGTGAAATCGAGGTCTCCCATCACAGCTTGATTCTTGCCACCAGCCTGTTTCTGGAAGTTTGACAATTTCGTGCGCGGCCATGTCAAGACCATGATATTCCCCGCCGGGTCGATCATAGCGTATGACAAGCCAACGTCAGAGTGAGTGAAGTATGCATCCACAGCCGCCAGACCGCCCTTGAAGAAGGTCGAAGCCTGGCCTGTGACGGTGAACTGACCCCAACCCATGCGGGCCACGTTGATGCCTGCGTCGCGACGGACGTTGTTCGTGGCACTGAAGTTGAGGCCTTTCACGGCGACGGACGTCGCGTCGACGAGAGTGCTGCCCAGAAAGATCGAACCGATGTTGCCAGCGAGACCAGCGAACGACTCATTCGACACAGCAGCCGTGTACGCAGCTCCCGAGGCAGAAGCAGTGGTAGGCGGAGGAGCAGACATGCCCATGAAATCCATGTTGCCCGTGACGATCTGCTCAGCCTGAGCTTGAATCGACCACGTGTTGGGCACGCAACCGAGGAACTGGAAAAACCCCTTGGTTGCCTCGTCCTGGGCCGACGTCTCCAAAGTGTACGTCTGGAGGGTTGTCCCGTTGCGGATGAACTTGCCTTTGACGCTGGCGAGCGTCTGAGCCCCGGTTGGCAGAGTGGCCCCTGTCACCGTGATGTTCGCGCCGGCTCCACCGACAGTCGTCACCTTGACCAGATAAACGGTGGTACCGATCACGATCTTGAGCCACTGTCCCGGTACGACCACAGAGAATGGCGTGCCAGCCGAGGCTGTGATCGTGCTGCCCGTGATAGTGACACTCGTTCCTGTCAGAGAAACAGGCGTCGACCACGCGGCTTGGCCCATCATGCCCAGGATGAGCCCGTCGAGATTGCCGAAGATCATGTCGAATCCGAAGCCGCCAGTCGGCAGCAGGGATGTCATGATCAGGCCCCGAAGGTTTCGGTCTGGGCGAATGGTGTTTTCCTCAGCCGTGTTTTTCTGAGAAGCCAGATTCACGGACGAGATGTTGAGAGCCTGGTACGGGCCCGCGGCCGCTGTGCCAGCGGTGGATTCGATGGCGAAAGCTACGGCAGTTCTGTTGCTGTCACTCATGTCAGTTTCCTCATGGGTAGTTCTCGAACCAGAAAGGTACGACAGCGTTCACCTGAAACCAGCCAGAATCTTGCACTGAAGCGTCGTTCAGGAGCCCTAGATTTTGGAACGTCGCGTGTCTGCACCTCACACTGTCGAATGTCTTGTACGTCAGCGTGCGAGCCACCTGGCGTGCCATCTGCCACGCCAGGAGGTCGCCACGTCCCTTCGGGACGAAGGCAGAGAGAAACACCAGTCCACCTGAACGTTCGAACGTCGAGTCCAGGTTGACGAAAGTGTCACCAGTTTGCACGCTCACTCTCACGAAAGGGTCTCGCCTCTCGATGGGAGGTTCATTGTCGAAAGAGAGTGGGGCGTCAGAGTAGTTAGCTGCCACTCGCTTCTCGATCGCCCTGATGGCCTCGTCAATTTCCATTCACGATAGCCTTCAAGTTGTATGCTACGTCGTTCAAAGTTACCTCCACCATGCCGACTGGAGCTTGGCTGGAGAAGATGCCACCACCAGTCGTCGGGTTGGAACCTTCTCTAGTCTTCGGACCAAGACCTCTGTAGAGCCCGTACTCCACTACAGCCGCGTAAGGCAGGCCGTTCGTGATATATACACGGGGGAAAAACCCGAGATTTTCTGAAAGCTCAGATGATCCTTTCTCTCCTGGCGTGGTGATGAACTTCGGCTCATTGAGTGAGATGTTCCAAGCTGCTCGCAGGTAACCCTGGTCAACTGGGGTCTTGAGCACCACACCTCGAAAGATGTACAAACTGATCAGGCGCACCATAGTGCTGACGCCCACCTTCAGCTTGTCCGCAGCTTTATCGATGTCAGCAGCCCATCCCATCAGAGTTTACTCACTCACTTTACCGGATTCTTCGGGCGACAAATGTTGGAGGCATGATTTCAACAGACGATCCTACTGGAAGCTTCAGCACCATGTTGCCCGCTTCCTGATATGCGTCCTTTTCCTCATTGTGCGCTCCACCGCCTTGCACGACCCACCGACTGTTGTTCTTTCGATTTAGCTCGAATTCTGGTGTGTCTTCGGGCGGCGGCGGATCGACCACGGCCGCGACGGTCACAACATGAGTCGCGATCGACGGCGCGCCATCATTGTCGGTCACGGTCAGCGTGACGCTGTACGTGCCCGGCGCGGCGTAG